GCATCAGGCGTTACATTTGCTTTACCGATCAATGTAACACTTCCTGTGTTCAACGTCAATTGGTTTCCAGTTACAACCGCATTAGCAGCCGCAGTAATTACTACGCTTCCTGCAGATAAAGTTAATCCACTCCCTGCAACAGTTACATTAGCTGCAGCATTAATTACTACGTTTCCTGTAGCTGCTGTTAAAGGACTTCCTGTTACATTAACAAGGGCACCTGCTAAAGTTGTAGCTGCTCCTATAGATAGTGTTAAAGGACTTCCTGTTACGTTAACTGTAACGTTAGGATCAAATACTGTGCTCGATATCGGAAGAGCAGATATGGCATTAAAACCGAGCATTTATTACGCTCCTTTAGGATACTTAGTTTTTACAGCTTGTCTATCTTCTTGAAGTTTAGTTAAAGTATCACCACCGTCTAACAAAGCATGAACACATTCTTCAACAGAAGGATACTCAGCTTGTCTATTTCTTTTCCATTCTTTCGCATCGTGCTCAGCTTGAACTTCAGCTAGTTTTGCTTCTATATCAGCTTTAGTAATATTATTTGGATTACCATCATGCCATTTTATCTCATTTATATTGTCTGATTTTACAGAAACATTTGCATTAGGATCAATTTTAAGTATTGCTTTAATAATCATGCTGCAACCTCCATAGCTTGTACCATAGTTATTGCTCCTGCCTGATAACCATTATAAGTTTGCGAAGCTGAGGAGTACCAACCATTTATTGTAATTACATAATTTCCATTTGTGTGAGATATAGTTTTTAAAGTGTAAGTTTGTGATGAAGTACTAGATGGACTATCAAGATATGAAAATGAAAGTCCTTCAGTATCATAACTTAAAGCATTTGTACCAGCATACCAAGTATAAGGTGCTGCGTTTCCACCATCTGTATTTATAGCACCAGTTATAGGTGTTCCACCTCTTTGTATGGCAAAAGCTAAACCATATCCACTACTACTGTCGTGTGATGTTATTCTACCAAGATTAAAAGTTACTAAAACTTTGTTTGATGAAGAAGTTGGAGTAATACTAACCCCAATATCGCTAGATCCATTATTTAAAGTTTGAGGAGAAGATCCATTTATAGTTTGTTGAAATTTTGTAGTAAAAGTGCTTTGAGTAACTTGTAAAATTTTACCTGGCGAAAAGCTAGTTGCACCTGTACCACCATTAGCTGTTGGCAATGTTCCTGTAACATTGCTTGCTAAATTTAATGATTGATTTGGTCCTAATCTAGTTAATGCCATAATATTACAACACTATAGTGTCTGCCTCCTCTTGGGTCAACGGTTCTCCAGCTACTAATTTTGCTTTTGCACTAGCCTTTAAATTAATTTTATTTTGTTCATCAGCTTCTACTTCTGGAAACTTTGCTCTAATTTCAGCTTCTGTCATTGTTGGTGTTCCATTGTAAAATCTTATTGTACTAAAATCTTCTCCTTTAATAGTTACTTCGGCATTAGGATAAATTTTTTTACAAGCATTTAATATTTTAAAAGTCATTATTGAGATACCTCCAGTAAAGTCATTGTTGCAGTACTTCCATTATCAGTTACAAAATTTTCTCCACCATTAGATTTAAACTGAATTTTGTACGTAATACTTGATGTAGATGAGGGAGAGTCAAGATAACTAAAACTTGTACCAGCAGTATAGATATATCCACTCATTCCATGAGCACCATTTGAACTATGAATAATTAAATCTGTAGAATCTCTTAAAAGTTTATGGGCTGCACCACCACTTCCTGAAGCGTCTGCACCAAAAACACCCATAGATACTAAAACTAAAACTTTATTAGATGTTGATCCTGGTGTGATTGACGCTGATAAACCTGTGTCAACATAAGATGTTGAGGAACTACTTAGTAAAGTTCCATCTGTTGCTTGCACTGTTTGAATTAATCTTCCAGTAAAACCTGTTCCAGGAGTTCCAGCAACGTTAAGCGTACAACCAGAGGGAATAGTAACAGTATCACCAGATGCACCAACAGTAATAGTATTAGAACTTTCGTTGATAATGTTATTACCGTCTGCGTCCTGTATCGTGTCTACTTTTAATATACTTGTCATTATACTCCTACCTTATACATTCCAAATCTACTTGCAATTCTATCACTTGATACTCCACCAAAATTTGGTGTTCCTGAAGATACATCATTCATTCCATAAAATTCAATATAATCATTTTCAGCTAAATCCATAACTTTACTTTCAGTTATTGTGTATGCATTAGCTTCATTTGAAGCGCTTCTCATTTGTAATCTTGTATGAACAGTTCCATTTTTATACATGTATAAATTTGCCGTGTCTATTGTTTCACTTGTACTTCCAAAAAATACACAACAATAAACCATATATTTACCCGCTGCGCCTGTTGGTATGGTTGCTCGGTAATTTGTAGTATTATCGTACATTGAATCAGTGTCAAAAGTTACCGTATCAAATGCAATTTTTGTATCCACCGCATCGCTAGGTGTTTGATTAGCAGATAAGTATGCTTCAAACGCTGGTCTATTGACATTAACAGTTACACCCGATCCAATAGTAATATTACCAGATCCAGAGCTAGTTGTTATTTCACCGACTTTTAATGTTCCGTTTGCCATAATGTTTCTAAGTTATTAATTTGTATGCGTAAAAATAAGTTTCTCTCCTTGAATCAGAATTTCCAGATAAATATCCACTACCAGAATTTACATTAGCATATCCATTTACAGTAAGAATATCTCCAGCAGATAAAACTTGCACGTCTGTAAATGAAATATTAGTATTATAAACTGGATTACTTTGAAATGCAGTACCATAATTTGAAGTTATTGTTCCATTTTTTAAAAGATAAATAATAGCATGGTCTAATTGACTATATGTTCCAGCACCAATATTACAACCAGCACCAACCATATAGGTACCACCTTCTCCACTTGGAACTGTAAAAGCATTTGAAGCAAAAGCATTGTTTGAATCAAAAACCTCTACATCAAAGGTAACTTGTGTTCCTGTTGCATCAGAGATTGTTTGATTTGCTGAGTCACTTTTTAACGCAAGAAATCTTGGAGCATTAGTTCCACCAAAACCTGTGGCTGTTCCAGAGTTAGCGATAGTAACTCCTGAAGGAATTGTTATTGTATCCCCGCTCGTGCCTAGCGTTAGCGTAGTGCCTGTAGCTGGATCGACTTGATTTGTTTCTAACTTACTCATTATAAAATTACA